TGCTCGATGGCGCAAGCAGTGACCAGGCAATTTCCGATGGTGGTACTGGCGGCCCCTGAAATCTGACGGGGTTCGCGACCTTTAAATCGGATGTGCCGTCGACCTTGGACGGCGCCGGAAGGTCTACTGACTTCAGACAAAGCAGTGAGAATATCCGGCGGCATGCCAGCCGACTCGAGCAATCGCAATTTGAGCTCCAGCGCGCCGAAGCGCTGCCGGGCATCGAATCGCGACATGTCACCGACGCCATAAATGACGTCGGAGCCAAAGTGTTGGGACATGGAGTCGAACCAAGATCCGATTTCCTCGTTGGAGGCAGTGACGGCGAAGCAGCAGAAAGCGTCGCTGGTCACTGAGAATCGTTCTCTAATCGACAAAGACCAATCGTAAACTTGAGGGGAAAACGCCGCGTTGAAACGCGGGCTGAGACAAAGGACAGCACGCGGGTCGTTGCGGGAAACGCCATCGATGGTGACGGATCCGGTTTTCTCAAGTTTGACGATAAGCTCCAGTTGAAAATCATCTTTCACTAGGGGGCGCTCTCGCAAGGAGAGACGCGCCTCTTCCAACTTACGCTGCACGGAAAGAGGGAACCGTGAGACGTAGGGTTGCCAAGCGTCTTCGAAGTCGGGGACGTAGTAGCCTTCCAGATTGGCAAAGGCGTAGCACAAAGTGCCACGGGTTTCCATTCTGGCGAACACGCGGTCCCAAGCAGCGGGATCCTCGTGCGGCAACAAATCGGCCAAAGTTCGAGTCGTCAACGCAAAGACCGCGGAATCATCCGTCTTAGGAATGTAAGACGGGGTGATCTCGGCCATGGCAACTCCTTGCAAACGCAGAGCGGGTGTGATAGGACGGTCATTGCGCAACTCGACGTCCTGTCGTATCGACACCTTGCTCCCGCGCGCCAACGGGGGAGCACTCTTACATTTTAAGTATCCTGAGAAGACCAGCGGTTCAGAGAAAGTGACCGCGGGAACCCCAAGAGGGCTTGCAAGCTGGTCGCGCTCTCGAGTCTCCACCCAAGTTAATCCGGCGTTGCGCGCCCTATAGGCCGTAAGCGCTTGGTAGCCGAAGACACCCCATGACGCAACGCTAGCACCAGCGGCGAGAAGGGGATGTCCAAGGGCGACCAAGGCGACCGAAGGGACGCCGGAAATGATGGACGGTGCCCACTGAGGGAGCCGCCAGGGCGTGCGAAAGTTGAGGACGCGCGCGTGGACGGCCCACATGGGGCTTTGAGAGTCGACGATGGAAGCCAAAGCGGAAGTCTCCAGAAAACATTCATGGAGAGCCGCGATGGTAGACAAAATGATAATGTCATGAAGCCAGGCATCCGGAATGTTGTAACCGGTTGCTAGTCTCTTCGCCCGTGCAATGAGGAGTTGGTACAGGGCGGGATCTCGTGGTTTGCCAATCGCGAGGACGACGAGCTGGTTGACGAGGGACCTGGAAAGCGGCGTGATGGTGCCGCCTCCGTGAGTGATGAGGATCATGCCAAATAGGACGTAGGCTGCCTCAGCCGGCCGCACAGCCCCCTTGAAGGTGGGGGTGGCGACAACCGAATTGACCGCAGCAACGAGACTCTGGTCGTTGCTGACACCGGAATCTCCGGTGGCGATCATGGGCAAGTTGAGTCCCAAAGGCGACAGCGTGCATGCAAGATGGTTCGCTTCAACGAGCGAGTACGAAACAACCTCCGTATCTCCGAAAGATTGGATAACGGCCCGGTGGAGACTAAACAAACGCGTTTCGCGCAGGACGACAGTGTGGACTGATCGCCAATAGCACGGATCGTGGACGTAGGTCTCTTCATTGCCACGCGCTTTGGCCTCGATAATGCAGTCGGGGCGAAGGGCGTAGCGAAGGTCGCCGGCGCAGAGGCGACCGGCGGCTTCGGGAAAAGAATGTTCGATGCTGATGAAGCATTCGGCTCGAGAACGGGCGATGGCGGACGCGATGTCATCTGGACTAAAGTAGTAGACAACATGGACGCCAAAGAGAGCGAAGAATCGGTTCGCTCCGGAGGCAGCGTGCGGCTGGGCCATGTGTTCGCACAGCTTGGCGTCGCAGCCACAACTCCCCGGTCCAAGAAGGCCGGAATCTTGCGCACGCAACCGTCGCGTGGCATCAGATGGAATGTTGGGATGAAGGTAGACGTTGTAATGAAAGGCAAAGTCCACTCCGACCTCACCGGCCCAGTA